TTATCCATGTTTCTCAATTCTGATAATGTATCACCTACAAAGTCTTCGTCATAGCTGATCATGTGACGTGCATGTTTTGGACTCATGTCAAGATGTTTAACTAATATCATGCCAATAGCACTGATCAATTCGTTTTCTTTTGCAGAATCGTATTTGATACCTTTATCAAAAAGAATTTTAGCAACCTGATAGCTTGTGCGATCTTCTGGGGCTTCCGCAACAGGTTGATCGACTGGCATTTCTGCAGGAGGTGCGGCTGGAGGCATTTCTGCAGGTGCAGGTGCAGGTTCAGCCGGCTGCTCTCCGCTTAGTTCTTGTGCAGCTTCTGGATCATCTTTCATCAGCCAAGATAAAATTGTGCCTTTAGGATCACCCTCTGGGTTTAATTGTGCGGCTGCTGTTAGTGCATTCTCTAGTGCATCATTAAACACTCCAATACCTTGCAGTGCTTCAATAGCACCGGTTGCATCTGGGCCGCCAAATGTTAAACCGTTGTCTAATAGATCTTTCAATGCCATAATAGTGTCAGGCTCTAGTGTACCTTCAGATACAGAGGTTGCCCAAGACTCAAATGCAGCAAAGTCATCAACTGGCATTGTTTCTTCACTAATATCTTCTTCAACTTCACCAAAACTTTCAAGATCAATTTCACTTGTTTCTTGCATAATTTTGTGGATCAGTGGAAAGTATTGTGCCAAGTCTTCTTTGAAATTCTTAACTGTAAACTTACTCTTGTAGTCTTCCATAGTGGCTTGATCTAACACAAAGCCGTCATCTTCATTAGATGGTTGAAGAGATTCTACCCATGATTCATAAAATTTCTGTCCGCCAAGTCCTTCGATTACTTTACGAATTTGTTCAAGTTTTACTTGACTGCGTTCAAGAATTTCATTTACTTCTTGATTCATGCCGTCGTGGTGTCCTACATGTCTTTTAAATGCAACTAGCTGACTTACTTTTTCGCTTAGAGAAATAATTTCTTTGCCTGCATCGTCGTACGGTCTGCCACCATTTGATACATGACGTTGCATTGCTTTAGCACCAGCCAAGTGGATGAAAGGATACTTAAAACGTTCACCGTCGGAGTTTTCAATATATAAGGAATTAATATTTCTACTTCTTGCACCCTTCTGTGTTTCGTCAACTACTTTAGAGTGACGTACAATCAGTCTAGTGTTTTCTAGTTTTCTCATGCTGGTCTTTGGACCTCTACCAATCATTGCAGACTCGTTCATATTGTTTTCCTTCGTTCCTGTTTGTGCAAGATATTGAAAATCATTCTTGTTTAAATTGCTTTTTGTAATGTCTCTAGTGTCAAATCGTAGCATTCTACGTTTGGCAAAATAACGCATTTCTCTTAAAAATTCATACCACTCATTAAGAGTAATAGTGTCTACGTCCTCAGTAATACCTTGACTATAGAAAACTTTTAAGCTGCCTAAATCGTTAATTGAAACACTAACACGACCTAAATTGTTGCCTTCAATGACAAAATCAAAGTCAAAAAATCGTGCATCTTTCGGTGCGGTGGTTATTGTGCCCTCGGCGTCACCCATCTCAACATTAGTGAAACGGCCGCGTACTTTGTCAAAGACGTCTTGTGCAATAAATTCGATGATATTCATATTAGCGTATTTATTAATAATGTGATACAAATATCGGCATGGGCAGATCAATATCGTCCATTGCCCTATCTTCTACCATTCGATCGTACACTGTAGGATCCCAATCACCTAACTGGCTGATCATCCGTACTGCTAGTAGCGTAGAAGATACTAGATCGTCGTGTTCATTGGTTTTTGCTTCAAAACTAATGCCTTTTGCAATATAAGTTTTAAGCTCACTGATTAGGGCTTTACTTTTAATTTTTAAACGTTTTTGTTCAATTAACTGCTTGAGCTTTGCACACGCGGATATTTTGCTTACATTTGTAGTGTTAAAACCTCTGCGGAATCGTCTCACGTGCCCTTTCTTAATGGGCTCGCTCATAAACATTCCGGGTATAGTTTCTTCGCCCATTTCGTTAATTGCAACTAGAGCAGCTTCTCCAACAGTATTGTTTTCTACTGAGTAATAGATCTGGCCTCTATTTTCGCTCTTTGAGCATTCATTATCGATGTGCTTGCAAATATCTCGCATGATTCTAACCTGCTGTTGAACTGGAGTAGTATTGTGATTCCACTCGCCTACTTGTTCAAAGCTAGGTACTTCAAATATCTGAAGTGCTGCATAATCCCCGCCCGTGCCCAGGCTTGGATCAAGAGACACAACATATATACTGTTAGGATCTATCTTCTTGTACCACCTTACCTGACCCATTTTCATGATCGGGTCAACACCTTCTAGATCAGATAATGTAATACTATTAATCAGAGTTTCGTCAAAAATCAAGAATTCGCAATCGTGTTCTCGACGGAATCTCTCCTCACCAATACGGGATTTTTCAGTGTCAGCCCACTCTTGGTCTCTGTCTGGATGCTCTCTCCAAAATGCTCTAAAGGGGAAGAATCCGTTACGACCAACTTCTTGTTCGTTCCCGTATTCGTCAAATTTCTTGTTTGCTTCTTTCCAGATCTGTGCAAACTGATCTTCGTCACTGTTTGGCGTAGAAGTAATAATCGCCTTACCACCAGTAGCTAGTGTAGGGCTAATAGACGTCCAGAATTCTGTAGCAATGTTAGGTTCAACGAATGCAAACTCATCAGCGTATAGTAAGGACAAAGATAAACCTCGACCAGTAGTCGGAGTAGTTGTCTGTGCAATAATACGTGAACCGTTGTCAAATTCAATGCTCTGTTTATTGTAACTCTTTACACCGCAACGAATATGATCGGGACATAATTCGTATGCATAACGAATACGCGACATAATTTCCTGGGCACCTGTATACTTGTGAGCTGCAACTAAGATAGTTGAATCAGGAATAAACATAGCGTACCATAACAGGTAGCCCGCCGCGGTAGTAGTTTTACCTGTTTGACGTGGTAGTAAATTTACATTAAATCGATGATCGTGATAACTGTCGATTAATCTTATCTGATATTCGAACGGTACATACTTCATCTTACCCTTAACTGGATGTTGGATGTAGAAGAAATTATCAAGAAAATAATGAGGGCCAATTACTGAATCAGTACATTTCATTAAATCTTCGATGTCCTGTTCTGTCCATTTCTGTGTAGAATAGGGCTTCTTGATTAAGTTATCGTATTTGTTAGCTGACATGTGAATATTTACCGAAAAAAATAGCCTCCTAAGAGGCTATTTGGTTAATCCAAATGGATTACTTTCTTGGGCTAGAGAAAACTTTAGCACCAACCCTTTCGTTTCGTTTGTCGTTAGCTTCTTTATTAGCGGCCTTGCCGGGCTCTTTTGACTTACGGATAAACGCAGGAACGTCTTCAGGTTTCGGACCTTCTGCAACAAACTTTCTATAATCATCCATTAGCTTAGATTCAAATGCAGCCACCGGGCTAGCAGTCTCTTCCTTCTTTTTTGCGTTCGGATCGGGCATTGGATTAGAACCACTGTTCGGCGGAGTATAATCAAAATCACGAACTTTGTTTACTACATGTGCAAAGTCGTTAGGGTTATAATCGCGTGTCTTTGGATCAGGTGTATTATCATACCCTTCGTCTTCTGGCTTTCCGTTATCACGTGCATTTAACTTGTCAGTTGTGCTGCCTTTAATAGGTTCGTCGCTAGTAACCTTAACTGGCATATCTGTGGAGATTTTTACTGGTTGCCCTGTGCGAATCTTTTTAATAATGTCAGCTAATTCGTCTGCACCGCTATCGTCTATGTTTGCAGGAGGCTCAGCAGTTAATGGGCCATCATCTGGTTGCTCAAGATCGTGATCCGTCATATCATGATCACCATCCATGTCAACATCGCCCAATGCTTTCATCATAGGATCCATTCCTGGCATACCCATTGTAGCACTAGGAGTATCAGTTTTAGCCAGATCCATAATGCCACGCATCATAGAAACAATTTCTTGTGCATTGCCAGCACTCATGTTAATACTAGCTGGCATCTGAGGTGCCATATTCATTGGAGACCCCATGCCCATCATACCGCATTCTGCAAGTGCAGACTCATTAAGTTGTTTCTTAAAACCGCTTAATGCTCTTAGCTCGGACATATCTGGCTCAGGTAGATTCAATTCTACTTCTTTGCTTTCTGTTAAGACTGCTGGCTTTTCAACTAGTGCAGGCTGTGCGTTGCTGCCGTTTAGGCTAGACAATTTTTTAAGTATGTTTAACATTTCCATATTCGTATTTCCTTTATTGACCCGAAGTAGGGATCTGTTCCCCACGCTCTTTGCGTCTAGCTGCGGCATCTGCATTTAACTGTTTCAAAAATGATGTATTATATTTTTCACCGTAGTAATCATCAAACTTTGCATTAGGCAATTCTTTGTACTCACTATCTGTTAGTAACGCACCTTCTCTCTTTTCTACGGGTTCTTGATATTCTTCCGACGGCTCTAATGGGCTACGTACTACCATGTAGTTTTCGTTAATGCCTAATTCTGCTGTCAGATATTTGTGTAATTCATTTGCAGTAGTTGGGTAATTAAGAGAGATTTCGTAGATACTAACTTCTGCATTTTTAATTTTTGGAAAGTCTAGTGGTAATTGCTGGATAGGAGTTTTGCCTTTTTTGCTAAACTCAGCTACGCTGAAACGTTCTAATAAACCCTTCATCTTTGCTTCTGATTCAGAGGTGCATTCTTGTGCGACTTTAATTTTAAAATCGTATTTTTTTACAGACTCTGTAAGATATTCTTTAAATGATCTCATGGTGATTTCCTATGCTTTATTTATCCAGATTTTTAAGTTTTGCAATGAGGCTGTTACGGTCTGTAATCAGCACTCCTTCAGCTTGTACTGACTCAGGATTTGCATTACCTTCTTTTTTATCTACAGCATATTTTTTTAGCTGTAATTCTACCATTTTTAACTTTTTATCAATTTTTGCACTTTTGGCAGTGATTGCGGCATTTAGCATATTGCCTGCAACTTCAAACATGCGGGCACCGTAACGTGCTTCGACGTTCATACCTAGATCCATTAGATCGTCGTAGGCTTTTTCAGCTTTGTTTGCTAGTGCATCTAATTCACTATCGCTAATGTCGCCAAGTCCTTTAACACGAGGTAAGGCTGCTGAAATTTTGTCAAATTCTTCTAGTTTTTCTTGTAAGGAAATTGTTATAGGTTCGGCAGGAATAACTACTTCCTCGTTATCTTGCGGCAAATTAAAAAGTTCTTCAAGTTTCTTTGTCATAATATTACTTATCGCTTTTTACTGCCATTATGGAAAATATCACGCTCGCTTACTACTCTAAACTGTATTCCACGGGCTTTACACCATGCACTGGCTGCTTCCCATTTTGCCATATTTTTTACATAAGCTGCTTGATTATGGGGGTTCTTGCCCACAGATTCTTTTACTGCTTGATTGTTGGGTTTAATTTCTATCATTTCCGCATGACGTTTTTGATTCTTATCCGAATAGACGATTAAAAAATCCGGAACGTATACTGTATTCTTTCCGGTGAGCGGATCTCTATAAGGAATCTTAACAGCTTCACTAGCCCACTGCTCTATTGCAGGGTTGTTGTCGCAGAACAGCATAAACGTATGTTCCCAACTTGATCTATAAACAGGATCATGTTGCCCCACAAATTTTTCAGGATTTTTGGGAATGTATCGACCTTTAGCTGTGTTTCTCATTAGGGTAAAATGTTACGTTTAACCACTTCAACGGGTGTAATGTTTTGTGTTGTGCCCAATACACTGGTCTTAAATCTATTGAAATTTAATATTTCCGATACTAACTGGCTCAGCTCAACATTTCCTAAATTTTTCATAGAATCGAGAACGTTCATCGGATTAAAGCTGTCACGCTTGGCCTGCATCATAATTGTTATGGCAATATTTTCTGCAGATTCGTCGCTGAATCCTTTGTTAGACAATAGCCCTTTCATTGCGGTCAACGTGTCGTTATGTAATTGAACAGGTAAATCATTATATTGATTTAAGTTCTTGTTTGATAAATCACTTGCAGACCTTGCTGCTTGTTTAGGTGGTATATTGGTATACATTATGCAAAATATGTAGTTGTTGAATCGTCGTCATCTTCTTGGACTTCGTATACTTCTGCTTCTGAAACATCTATGTCTTCTGTGTCTGAGAATCGAGTTTCGGCATTTAGCCTTTCAGTTTCGAACGGATCGTCGGCACCTATTGTTTCATCTGAATTTTCAGAAGCTTCTGCCTCTGCTAGTAATGTTTCTAATTCTGCATCTTCTAAAGCAATAGTGTTTAAACTTGATGTTAATTTATCAGGATCTGTGTAGCCAAGCTCATCAAATTCTGCATAGATTGCTTCTACTGCTTCAGGGTCCCCGTCTGCTGCTGCAATCCTTGCATCTAGTTCGCCTTTTAAACTGCGACTTTGTGCAATCTGTGCGGAAATATCTGAGGCCAATGCTGCTTTTTCTGCACGAGCAGTTGCAATTGCGGCAGATGTGCCGGCAGCACTAGACGGCAACAATCCTTTGATTGCGTTTCCGATCTTATCAGTTAATCCGCCAACTGCTCCGCCGATGCCTGCCGCTAATCCGCCTAAATTAAAGCCACCGCCACCGGCCTGCTGCGACCTAGGTACTGCGGTAGTAGGCATCTCTCCTGGTAATGTTGCTAGAGAAAGTCCAGCAGGACTTTTTCCAGTTAACACATCAGGTAACTTTCCAGTTCTTGCAACTTTGTCTAAAATTCCGTAACCTTCTGATAAGATACTTGCCTTGGAGATATTCTTAGCATTGTTAAAAATTGCAGCGGCACCTCTTGCAGTTTTGAATAATCCTAACGGACTTGCATCACCTGCACCGCCAAATATTTCTCCAATTCCGGGGATAATGCCGCCTGGCCCTAATATACTATTGTTGCCGCCGCCAAAAATACTCAATGGGCCGGGAGTTGTATCGTAATGTATAGTAGCAAACCCAGTAGGGCTATCTCTTTTAATTTGCCCAGTTCCGTACAGTACTGTTTCAAATTGCACAGTCATATTATTTTCTAACAATTTACTCTGTGTTTGATCTAGTTTATCGTGACTGAAATCTGTAATAATAGGATTGACTAGTACAAACGCTGTAAACTGTTTTCTATTGAGCTGATAAATTTCAATAGATCTAAAGAAAGGATCTGTTTGCCCATTGTTTAGACCAAACGCTGTGCTTTCGTTAACATTGGTTCCTATCTTTTTATATTTTGTATCTGCAAATCCTGGGGCAATGGTCAATGCAGAAGTGTTCTTTCCGTCAACAAAATAATAGTTGTAATAGGCTTTCCACATACCAGTAGTGGTGTTATTGTGATCATCATGAAACGCCATAGCCACTGGTTGATATTCAATTTTACTCTGTACAATAGCTTTTCTATTGTACTGATTAATTGTTTCTGTAGCAATTCTGTATTTAGGTAGGTCGATATTTTTTACCAGCAAACCTAACTCAGCACCGTTCTTTGTTAAAAACTGTTCAGTGATAGGATTGTTATTTCTGTTGATGTTAAACACAACATAATACATGAACCCAGACTTGGGTGCTAGTCTAAAATAGTCATCAACATACAATCTACTCGCATGTTGGTAGTCTTTAACCTGCGTAGTGGTCGTAAGTGCTTGACCTAGAAAATTAGTGAATGCATTTGCCATAGTAATATTTAGCCGTAAAAAAAGGCCCCCTAAAGGGCCAATCTTTGAACAGGTTAATTAACCTGTTGCTAAGGAAGATAATGTTCTTCCTACAGTAGCTCCTAAGCCAACTGGTTGACCTGAAGGTCCGATCTGTAGTGCGTTATCGTATTGGATTGTAAGTGCAATCTCCATCGGAGCACTCTCAGCATATGCCAATTCGTTATAGTTTACTGACTGCAAATAGCAACCATAAACTTCCCATGTTTCTAATACGTTAGCTGCCCAATTTGCATTGTCGCCATTGCCGCCGTCAAGCATCTCAATACGAGTTAAGAACTTGTATTCAGCACCTGCTGCTGCACTTGCTTGTTCAAAGAAATCAAACTGCTTCTGTAGTTGTTCGCCAACTAACTTAGTAACGTTGCCTTGAGCATCGTCGCGAAGAGTCAAGTTCATTGGTTGCCATGTGTGCTTACCGGCATAGTTAATCTGGCTGTTATACACGTGAATTGTTTGATTTTCAAACTGAACCTGTGGCCTTGCAGCAGACACAACCTGCTTGGTCAGCTCAGTGGTAGGTTTTGTAACACCAAAATTTTCTAGTGATACACGGAAGCGATACTTCAACTTCGGCATCAATAGACCTTGAACGGTACTACTTTGTCCACCACCTGCTAGTGGAACTGTGAATCTGCTTAAACTTGCGATTGCCATCTTATGTGCTCCTTGTCCTTAATATTTACCAATTATAGTCCAGCTTGAATATCGCCAGTGTTTTTCAAGCGTAGTGGAATATAGATAAATTCAACTGCTTTTACTGGTTCAATAGCAATGTCTAACCATAGTTCTGAACGGTCTACTCTTGTAGGTGTGTTGTTTGTTTCATCACACACTACTAAGAAGTCGTACAGTGCTCGCTGTCCTACTAACTCTAGTAAGAAGCTTTCTGTTGCTTGTTTGATCTCGTTACGAGTAATTCTATCGTTAGGTTCAAACAAGAACGGCTTAACTAATAGACTTAACTGTCTACGTAAGTATGCAACTAAACGTGCAACGTTAATTCTGTCTAATGCACTGGCGTTTCTTGCACGAGTGTATTGACCAAAGTTAACAATGCCAGCACCTGGAATTGTAGCGATTGGGTTAACTTTAACTCCTGCTAGTACATCACGTAAGCTCTGTGGCAAGCTAGTTGTTTTAAACTCGCCTTCACTAGTAATGTAACCAACACTGGTAGCATTGTCAACACCGCCGCGACGTGTGCCAGCCGGAGCAAACCACTGGAAGCTCTTAGCATCGCTGTTAACGATAGTACGTAGCATCATGTGGCTTGGTGGAACAACAATAGCATTTCCTAAGTTGTCATTTGTATAACCGCTTGGATAGAACATAGCCATATATTCGTCATAGCTAACTGCACCTTCTTCACTGTTGTCAAATGCCAACGCTGTGTTGAAGCCCCAGTTGTTTAGTTCTGTTCCGTTAGGTTGTAATCTAAACGGTGTATCACCAACAACAAATGCTGTTAATCCGCGATCTGTGTTGAATGCAATCATATTTTGAATTGCTTCTGGATATCCAGGAGCTGCAATCAAATTAAAGATTACAGTGTCAGTGTCACGAATACTTTGGTTAGTGTCAATTAGGGCTTTGAATGCTTCTACAACAAAACCTCGTTGAGCCCAACGACCAAAGCTGCCCTGGCCGGTTGGTTGGTTAGGACTTACTGTGATCCAACGGTTAGCAACATAAGGAGTAGAGCTGTTAGATCCGTCCATTTGCTCGTCGTTGTAACGTGGGTTCTTACCGTCGTTTGCATCAATGTTGATGTGTGTTGTAACATACTTCTTAACGTTGAATCCTGAACGGCGTAGGTTCCACAAATGCATACCACGTGGGTATAATGCTGGATCTGGTGCGTCTGGGTCTAAGTAGTCACTGGCTAGTAGATCAACAATGTCTGCCATCTCTTCGCTTGTTCCTGCTGTGCTCCAACGTGCATCTGCAAACAACCATCCGTCTGGAGTTGTTTGATCTGTAGTGTCTTGTAAAATCCATTTTCCGCCTGTACGGATATAAACTACTCTGCCATAGTTACTGACGTCAGCTGTGCTGATCCAAATGTCGTTATCAACTAATGGATCACCGTTGCTCTGTGTAGTAGGTGCTACACTGGCAACAATTGGACCTGCAGGATCAGTTAAAGGATATACATTCTTATAACCTTTCCATGTTGTTCCGTTGTGAACCATAATATCTACTTCGTCAACAACACTGCTATACCATAATTGACCATCAATTGGGTCTGTAAATGGTGTTTGTGCTGCTGCTTCGTATACTAAAGGCTTCCAGTTACTTGCATAG